GTGGTTTTAGTACTGTGACCAGAAAAGGTTGTCCCATGTAATGGTATTGCTATATAATAATTCTCTGGTCTGTCTCCTTTGAAAAGTTTATATAAACCTGACTCTCTCCATTCTTTATATGTTTTAGCATCCCAATCTTCTGCATTTTCTATAAAATCTGGAACGTAAAGAAATGCGGTTGTGTCATTATCAGAAGCTTGTTTCCATAAACTTTTCCAAAAAATTTTTGCATGATCATAACTTAATCCAGGCAGTGTCATTTCGCTTGCGTTGTAAGATTTAAACCATGCTTCGAATATAATTTCTGACTCTCCCACAATCTTGAAAAACCTGTTTTCTACACAATCCATAAGATCTGCAAATTGAGTTGAATCAAATGCTGAACCATCTAATGAAATAGACTGCCAACTCTCTTTTTTAATATTCTTAGCGAACCATTTCTTATAATCTTTTTTAGTATAACCTTGACAAAAGCCTGTAAAAATCTTCTTAAGAGGTTTCCATAAAAAATTTTGAAAATAAACAGGGCAACCTCTATTTTTGGCAGGTGGTACAAATATATTTCTAGGTCGTGCGCTCACATTATTTAACAATACATCATCACCTATATCTTCGGTATAATATGTCTCACCCGATTTGACCATCAAAGAAAAAGGTGCAAAGAAATTACATTTTTGACCCGTAGATGCTTTCTTGAGTTGTTCCCATATAGTTTCAGCATAACTATGACATTTAGCATCTGTCCATTGACTCTGTCTCTTACCATCCAACCATTTAATAAAATTAAATTCTTCATTAAGAAAACTTTTAGAGACTTCTTTTTCTATAATTGGAGTGAGTTCTATCCATCGATTTTCTGTATATAATCTAAAGTCGTTCATAATTTGATCGTCATATGTAACATTAGGTAGAAGATGGCGACCCATCATAGCATAGAGCGCGTTATGTTGACTTTTTGAATTAAACTCATAAGAATAGCATAGCTGATCGTTTACAACATAATCCATACCTGTATCATAAACCTTCCAATCTGAACTGATTATAGGTCGTCTTTTCAAATCTGTGTAATATCCAGATTTTTGAAATTTGATCGCTCTATCCAATGCAGTGTTTAATTGAGTCACAGTTTTGTTACGTCGGTCTTCTTGTATAGTTAAACATTGATGTTCAATCATTCTCAAATCTTCTGTAAGAGGTTTGATAAAGAGGAATTTCTTGTCTTTTGAGATATCTATATTAATCTTTTTTTGTGCGCGCGACATTTCCCTCTCGTCTCTAACTCTTTCGCTTGAAAATCGTGTGATTCTATCAGATTCAGCTTCTAACATTTTGTCTTTGGCTTCAACATATGAAAAAACTTTTGACCTACCATTAACATAATGTTCCATCCTCACATTGCCAATCATACATCGATTCTCTATTGAAATCTCATCATTCACAACAGGTGCAAACCGTTGTTCATAACCCGTGAACAGATAATCTATTATAGCCCAACCCGAACTCCGTTTGATCTTAAGGAAATCCATATTTACTCTTCTTCTCCAATCTTCTGAAATATTCATAGTAGGCCGATTTTTCAAAAAGTTCCATAAACCTACTTTTACATTACAGAATTTATTCATTGCTGATAACCACCTTGCCATTTCATGTGGCTCCATAGGAGAATAACCTGTATCTATCTTAAAACCTGCATCTTCCATATGAACTATTGACGAACAAAACATATCTTGTTTGGTGTATTTGTATAAAATACTTGGAAGTTCC